GGTGTGCGCTCGGCGAGTGCTCTGCTGCGCTACTGGCCTACGGTGTCTGGCAGATCTGGAGGGCGGTGAAGCGTGGAGAGGTGCGCCCGATCCGCGGTGGCGAAGACGACGAGATCGAGGATGAAGCGAATGCCGGCGGCTTCGAGACGATCAAGATAGACATCACCAAGGAAGATGTCGAGTCGGGGGGTCGGTCCTTGCGCATGGTCCCTGTCGGCGGAACAGAGCAATTCCGGGTTGATGGGCACGGCATCGTGCATGACCTTGAATTGGAGGGGCGAAGAGATGGCAACGACTAGGCGGATAGTGCCCAGCGAGGCCATGAGACGCGAGCTGCGCAGCGGGGGCCGAGCGTTCCTGCAGTATCTGTGCGATGCGGGGCTGACCGGCGATGAAGCGTCGAAACTCGCTCGGTGCCTTAATCAGATTCGCGATGGCGAAGACATTGAGGAAGTCACCATCAGTGTAGCCAGAGATAAAGATGGCGTGCTGTGGGTTGGCGCAGATTTCGATTCTTCGAGGGTGCGCGTCCGGCTGAAGCAAGCAAGCGGCGCGCGTCCCTGCATAACGCCGTCAGGATCGGCGGTGAAGAGCGAAATCCAATGGAGGCAACAGCCCGTCTGCGATTGGCACTGCGATGGCACTCCAGGCTGTGCGCCCGACGATTGCGGGGCCAACCCTGACAGCGAGAGGGACTGCGACGGTTGTCCCGGCGTGGTTACGAGAGCGGAGCACATGGCCCTGGCCAATGAACTCCGCGAGACGCGCCAGGCGGTGAGTGAGTTGAAAGCGCGGTTCGACAGCCACCACCACAAGACGCCGTACGCGACGGACGGGCCGAGCACATGACGGAGGGGTCGATGACTGACAGGGTGATACCGGACAAGCAGGGCCTGTGGTGGTACGATGTCAAGCTGGTCCACAAAAACGCTACGCCTGATAGTTATTGCGTTGTAGATGTTTTTTACAGAAGGCAATGGTCTGGTCTCACCTACAGCGTGCCAGGCGAGACCAGAATTCGTGAGGTAGACGAGAACACTGAGGGCTTTCTATCGGCGGTGCTCACCCATGAGCAAGCCGACGAACTGCAGCGCCACGCTGCCGCGCTTGAGGCGCAGGTGGCGGACCTGGAGCGCGAGATTGTTGAACTCGCCGAGTTGGACCGCTTTGGTGCAAGCGAAGAGATCGCGGAGGCCATGAGAGATGACTAACACGCCCCGCAACCCGAGATACGCAGTTAGGCAGCGAGGTGCAACCGGGGACTGCTGGTTGTTCATGCAGAACCACGGCAATCCATGGTTGCCGATTTTCTTCTACAACCACTGCATCCGCAACGGTGAGAGCATCGGCATCGATCCGTGCGGTGCGCCGTACGGCGGTGTCCGCAAGCGCTTCGTCGTGCCGGTGTGGGCCAAGCCGTGGATAGCCGAGGGATAGATCATGAGCCGCGATCTGCTAGGGGGCAGAACTCGGATCAGGGGTGGCGACCAAGGTTAGCAGCATCCGCAGCATAGAGCGCAGGCACCCGCCTAGAAAGCGCCCGGACTTCTGCACCTACGACGGCAAGCAATACTCTGCCGCAGAGGTAGAGGAAGAGCGCCAGAAGAACTTCGGCGACATTCTCCGATTCGGCAGACGCGCGTTACCGCATTGGTTCACCGCGCCGTCGTCGCGCTTCCACAAGTACCTCGATAAGCGCATTCGCCGCATGGCCTGCGGACAGGGCGGAACGGAGCACGTCGTGCTCGCCCCTCGTGGCAACGCCAAGTCAACCCTGGTTTCTAAAACCTCGGTGCTGTGGATCATCGCTCACCAGATCGAGATCCTGCAGGCCAACGGCAACGTTCCCCTAGACTGCATCGTGATCATATCCTACGCGCTGGGGCTGCCCGTGTCTTTCATCATTGACATCAAGCGAGAGCTGGAGACCAACAGCTATCTCCGCGCCTTCTACCCGGAGTGCTTCGGGGCGGGGCGGGAAAAGTGGACCGAGCAAAAAATCAGGACCAATAACGGGGTGTGGGTCTGCGCTGGCTCAACGGGCCAGTCCATCCGCGGCATCCTGCCGGAGAACAAGCGCCCTCGGTGGGTCGTGCTCGACGACTGCGAGTCAATGGAGCACGCAGCCACGGAAAAGCAGCGAGAGAAGATCTGGAAGTGGCTGTTTAGCGACGTGCGGCCCACGGGCGAGGCCCCGGAGAGAAAGGCAGACATCCTTGCGGTGGGCACGCTGGTCCACCGCGACTCGATGATCAGCCGGTTGCGCAAAGAGTTCTGGTCATCGCGGCCGTTCAAGGCCGTGCGCCACTTCGCTGACAACCAGGAGTTGTGGGACACGTGGCGCGATATGTACCTCGACATCGAGGGCGAGATGGCCGACGCCCGCAAGGCGGCAACCCGGCTGTGGAACGATACGCACCAGCGCCTGCTAGACGCGATCGACAACGGCGAGGATCCCGACGATGCCGATACCTACTTGCATCAGTGGTGGGAAGACGCGTTCAAGGCGGCGGCAGATGGATTGCCGGAGCACGACAACGATTTGCGAGAGGCGTACCAGGAAGCGCTGTTCTTCGTAGAGGACTATCGCGACGAGTTGCCAGACGCGATCGATGAGGTAGCAGACGAGTGGGAGAACGCTGTCCTGGAGGCAATCAGGGAGATCATCGGGCGGCGCTCAAAGGCAAGGAAGTTCTTCGAAGACAACCATGACGAAATGATGAAAGGCGTTCGGTTCCTGTGGCCAGAGGCGCAGCCCTATTACCGGCTCATGCAGCTCATGGCCGAGAACCCAATCGCGTTCATGCAGGAGATGCAGAACGAGATCCGGCTGTCGGCGGATCAACTGTTCTCCCGCGACGCATGGTCGTTTTACCACGTGGATCGAGCCAGGCCGACGCCCGAGTACATGAAGTCCCTGTTTCCCAAGGGCACGATCTTCGTCGGCGCGTGCGACCCCAGCATGGGCAAGCAAAGCAAAAAGCACGACCCTGCCGCGATCATCATTCTGGCCAAGCCGCCGGGAGGCCGCTGGTGCATTGCGTGGGCCTGGGTGAGGCGGGAGAAGCCGAGCGAGATCCTGCGGAGAATCATCGAGCTTAACGTGGTGTTCAAGTGCCGCGGCTGGGCCGTTGAAGCCGTGCAGTTCCAGGAGTACTTCGCCGATGACATCGTGGAAAAGGCAGAGGCGGCGGGCGTGCCGGTCCGGGTCCACAAGTACAGGGACCAGACGCCAAAGGAGATCCGCATCAGGGGCCTTGAGCCGCACGTGGTCAACGGCCGCATCCTGTTCCCGGGCCGCAGGGTTACCACCGACAACGGGGATTACTTCATCCCGATCACTGCCGGCGGCTTCCGTCACCTGTGGGAGCAGTTCGAATGGTTCGGCGAGTCGGATATTCACGACGACGGCCCGGACGCAACCGAGATGGCGTGGTCCGAGGCCATGCGCGTGACCAGGGCGGGCCAGACCCAGGTGCAGTGGACACGCACCAATCGCACCGGGCGCTCCTATCAGGATCCGCTCGCTGACGGCGCAGAGGACATCAGGCAGCAAGAGGAAGACGAGCGCCAGAGGCGAGACGACTTCGAGCGAGAGCGAGAGGCGCGCAAAAGCGAAGTCAGCGACAAAGACATCCTGCAAAAACTTCACCGGCTCGGATTGTTGGGCAAAAGGTTCTAGCAGCGGTTAACCCGCAAACGCGCGCGGATCTGTATAGAGGCGATTGGTTCGCGTGCCTCTTTGCCGACCGCGCGGACTCCTCCCCTGCGCGGTCGGCATTTTCCCCACCTCACGCAAAAGAGAGATCAAATGGCCGACCTCGACGATCGCCTTCGCCGCTATCAGGAGCAGGCAGCGGACGCGCTGGGCACAGCCCTGTCAGCCCTTGGTGCGCGCGTGTTCTCGATGGGCCAGCGAGCCCAAGCCCGCGCGCGAGACATCGCCAAGGGGCTAGATCCCAAGGCGACAAAGGGCGCGGAGACACCCCCGGACGCAACCACGGGCAGGGGCCTAAAGGCCGGAGACATGCGGCTGAACGGCGGGGCCTGGGACTTCTACGAGCGCGAGACCGACCGGCCCGCTACTCGCAAAGCCTGCTACCACGATTATCACCAGATGGACGTTGAGTGCCCGGAGGTCTCCACCGGTCTGGACATCATTGCGCGCAACGCGTGCAGCTCGGAGGACGGGGACGAGACCACGTTCAAGGCCGTGTCCGACGATGCCAACCTGCAGCGAATCATGGGCGCGTTCGACGAGCGCACTAGGCTACCAGAGCGCGCCCAGGCCCACGTCCACAGCGTCAAGAAGCTGGGCGATCTGTTCCTGGAGAAAATCACCGATGCCTCCGGGCTGATCTGGGATACCAGGCCGCTGCCGGCCGGGTCCATGATGCGCGACGAGACCGATACCGGCGTGCTGACCCGCTTTTGCCAGATGGGCAGCGCAATGCAGGTGGTGGTCGACTGGGAGCCCTGGGAGATCCTGCACATCCGCAACAATTCAGAGGCGGGATCGTCCTACGGCCGCGGACAGATGCGCGCCGCGCGCAAGGCGTGGAAGCAAGTGTCAATGATGGAGGATGGCACTGTTATCATGGTATTGGAGCGCGCCCCGTTGCGCCACGTGCACAAGTTCCTTGTATCGGACAGCGAGGCAGAGAAAGAACAGCAGATCAACCAGTACAAGCTGGCCAATCTCCGCAAGGGGGCGTGGGATACGTCCAGGGACACGCTGCAATCAAGCTACGACGCGCTCGACCAGGGCGACATCATCATGCCGATCAACGCAGCGGAGATCCAAGATCACCCGGATCTGTTGCGGCATCTGGGCATCACCACGCTAGAGGGCCAGAAGAACATCCCGGAGGTAATCACCGCAGACGAGTACTTCCAGCGCAAGCTGCTGATCGCCTTGCAGGTGCCGCCGGCCTACATGGGGATTGAAAAAGAGGTGCGGAACCGCTCGATGCTCTCTCACCAAGAGATCGAGTTCGGGCGCATGTTGCGCCAGACGCAATCCATGATGGCCTCTGCGTACAAGCGAGATCTCTACGGCCTGCAGTTCAAGCTCCTGGGCCTGACCGTTGATCCGGGTCTCTACTGGGTGGAGTTCCCGAAGCCGTCAAAGGCAGACGAGAAGGTCAAGGCCGAGATCCTGAAGCTGAACGCCGAGTCCGCTGCCATCATGGGCAAGCAGTTCGCGTTGCCGCTCGATCTGTTCCTTACCCACTTCCTCGGCTGGTCAGAGGAAGACGCGGCCAAGATCTCCGAGATCACCGGGCTGCCCTCGGTCGAGTCCACAGGCATGGGTGAACGCAAAAAGCGAGCGCTGCTGAAAGACCTCGACGAGACCGTGCTGCCATTGGAAGGCGCGCGGTACCTGGCAGACCTCATGGAACGGCTCGACGAAGCCTCGCGCTACACCCTGGAGGCCCAGCGGCCGGTTAGGGTCTAGGACACAGTGCGCACCCCCCTCCAGATCAGAAATGCCATCCGCGCCCTAGAGCGTGCGGACAGAGATCCGCTCTTGCTCGAACGCTCCTTTGCGGACGCAGGCACGTCGGTGTCAAAGGCGGCGACCCTCGCGTTCGATACGCTGCAGAGCGAGCTGCCGGCGCGGTTGCAGGGCACGCTAGACGATCTGCTGGCGGGCCAGATCACAGGAGCAGAGGCCGCAACCAAGCTAGGCGCAGATTTGCGCAAGGCTCACAAGGCGGCTTACCTGCTGGGCAAAGAGCGGATGCTGGGCAAGAGCGCCTCGCTGGTAGCCGATGATCTGTTCTACCTTGACCGCGCCCTGGGTGCGGAGCTGAAGTACCTCGACGGCTTCGTTGACGACGTTGTGAGCGGGGCGACCGCGAGCAAGGGGCGCATGGCAGCCGGCCGCAGGCTGGACCTGTATGGGCGGGCTATCCGCGGCAGTCACAACAATGCGCGGGTGGAGTACGCGGGGGGAGGGGGCGGGCGCGAAGTCCGCGTGATCTGGGAACTTGGGATCTCTGACCATTGCGAAGATTGCCTGTCATTATCGGCGATGAACCCATGGACCCGTGAGAGCCTGCCAACCGTTCCCGGTGCGGGTGACACTCGGTGTTCTTGCCTTACCTCGGATTCTGCGCTCGTCACGACCGAGCGCGGCGATATTCCTTTGCGAGACGTGAAAGTGGGTGATCTGGTCTTGACCCATCGCG